TAGCATGGCGAGCCCGAGCTTCTTATAGATCACGGCGATCGTCTCGCCATCGACCACACTGCCGCCGCGGCCGCCGTCATGGGGCCATGCCACCGGCGCCTCTTTCATCATGTGCTGGCGGATGGCGATGACGTGATCCCTGGCCAGCCCGAGCATCCGTACCGCGTGCATGACATAGATGCGGTCGGTATCGCGATCCCAGCAGCCGAGCACCGCAGCAAACGGGTGGCCGGTCGATACCGAACCGGAATGGCGGAAATCGAGTCCCCACAGCCACGGCCAGTGCGGCGGGATGTCGTTGAGCGTCAGTGAGTGCTTGATGTCCTCGACCGGCGTTTCAAACACCGCGCCTTCGCCCTGCATGTCGGCGCCGTAGAGCCGCGTCTGCCGCTCATGATCCTTGTACATCGCCAAGAGCCGCGGCACGTCCTCATCGGGGATATGGCCGCCGTTCGACACCAGCGCGTCCTCAAGCGTCATGAGGATTTCCGCGGTGCCGGGCAGCCGCTCCTTGAAGCGGCGGCGGATCGGCGTAAGGCCCAAGAGCGGCGTCATATTGACCATGATGATGCCGCGCGTCGTGGTGGTGCGCGCCTGGCATTCGCCATAGATGGACGAGTTGAGCTCGCCCTTGATATCCTCGTCGAGATCGATGACGTCGCAGGATTCGCCCTCGAACGCCTGCCGGCCCTGCTCATAGGTTTTCTGGCGGATGATGGCAGTATGACCGTCGTCGCGCCGGATGGTGACACTATCGACAAAATCGGCGATGCCGCGCGCCATGGCCGGCTTGCCGACGATATTGTCGAGCGGGATTAAACCGGTGCCGAGCCCGTCGGCCTCCATGATGTTGCCCAGGAGCTTTGTCTGCATACCGTCGCGGACCTTCTGCGCCGACGGGGCGGCTACCCAGCCCAGGAAGTCGAACGGCCGCTCGATCTTCGGCCGGTCCAAGAACCGCCGACCCTTGAACCACTCCGGGTAAAGCTGGGTGGCGTGCATGGTCATTTCGGCCGCGGCGGCCGTTGTCTTGCCCACCTGATTGCCGGCGCGCAGCATCCGCTCCGGCATCAAAAGATTGTGGAATTCCAGTTGCTTGCGGTTTGGCTTGTAAAAATCCAGCCGGCGATAGCGCTGCCGATACTGCATTTCCGTATGCATTCGCCGGGCTTGGCGGCGGATGTCGTTCGGGTCCGGGCCCTCCTCGGTGTCAGGCGGCATTGGTCACCTTCGTGATCACCATCCCCTTGACGAGGTTTATGTGCACACCGGGGTGAACCTTAGCATCGAATTGCTGGACTTCGCCGTTGTAGAGCACGTCGCATTTGATCGTGCGTGGGAGACCGCAGATGCCGCGGTTGCATGTGTACTGCGGCGACCGCTCGCTGCAACAAACCGTGCAGTACGGCAGAAGATGCTCTTCGTCAGGCATCCGGCGGCTTCACTTCCTGCAAGGCATAGCCCTGCACCCGCAGTATCCCGATTGCGAGGTTGAACGCCTGCAGCGGCGTCATGATGCTGCGCTGCTCGAACTGCTCGCGCGGCCCCGTGATCGAAGCATACCAACTTCCATCGGCATTTTTGCCACACTCGAACTGCACCCGACCCGGCAGCGCCAAGCCGCCCTTGCGGAAAAACGATGGGCCGCGTTCAATCTGTGACATGCGGTTTGCTCGCTGCTTCAATAATCGCCGCATCCCATGAGGCTGCAAAGGCTGCAAATCCATCCTCGGCCGTCGGATCGATGCTCCACATCCACAATGGGGCGGCTTCATCAACGTCTTGCCAGATGGTGTGCCGCTGCTCTACGCGCTCAATCTGTGACATTTTTGCCACCTCCACCGGCCGGATCATGCTCGATCACCGGCCCCGCCCGCTGGTCCGCCACCGCCAGCATCCGCTCGTACCGCTGGAGCCCGGAATGGCCAAAGACCTCGACCAGCTTCTCCCGCGGCACAGCAAGGGCCAGCAGGGCCCGCAGGTCGGCCAGGGCCGCGTCCGTATGGCTTACCGTCACCTGCCCCGTCACGTTGACGTCGACGCCCGTCCGCTCCGTCAACCCAAGCCGCGACAGTGTCGACCCCACCGCCTTGGCGTGATCAGGGTGGTCCTTGTTCTCGATTAGAGCCCGTTGGGCTGCGATCGCAGGAATGAGCAGCCCACGGAAGGCCGTCCGGCCAACCTCATCCATGGCTGTTATAACCCGCTCCCGGTGCATCAGGTAATGTGCCCGGACCTTCGCCGCTTCGGCCGTGTCGCTATATCCGGCCCGCCGAGCCGCCTCGGCTCCAGCACCCTCACCCTTGCCGCCCAAAAGCAGGTAATGCCACACAAATTTGCGCTCGCGATCACTACAGGCCTGCATCGCAGGGCCAAAATCCATGTCGGTCGGGAACGGTGCATCCATGCTGCGGATAATGAGAGTAACCCGTTATCTCGTCAATGTTGTAAATATGCAACACTCTATTACACTGGCCCCGCTGCGGCCGAACAAGCGCTCGTAAGCCATCCGGCTTAGATTGCCGTATGTTGCTGAAATGTCACAGTTATTTGAGGACCGGCCGCGAAAGTGAAGGGAGATGTCGAGTTTTCGACGAGCGGCTCTTGTCTCCCCCACCCGGCACCACCACCCGGTCTTTTCCAGCCAAATCAATGGCTTAGCTCACAACCCGCGCCTGGCGACTGACGGGACATTATTCGCTTGGTTCATGAACGGAACAATCGAGCAGCCACTTAATGTCTATGCATATCAATGACTTACACATGCCATTCGCATAACTACCATTATGGAACATTTCCGATAAGCCGTTGATGTTGCTTGAGATATTCAGTTCCTGTCAGGGTTTGCCTGACGTGTAAGGGAAATACTGACGAGCAGTTACCGCATGTGCAGCACGAATGAGCTATTCCGCATGCTTATGGCTTACGCAGGCCATGTCCTGGTTGTTGCTGCACAGCCTGATCGCACGCGGCTCGCATTTCATCCTTGGACATTGGCTTGACGATGCCTGCTCGGATCAGGCGGTGCAGCCGACCGTTGCGCTTGGCTGCTTTGGGGTTGCCTCGATAGGGAAACCACGGCTTGCCGCTTGTGGAGAATGTCGAGCCTGTCCCGCGGAGATTATCCATACCGATCAGCTGACAGTTACCCCGTCGCTATCGCTCAGGGGTGAAGGCGCTACCGCGCCATGTTTCGATGCAAAAGCGCCTCGCACAATCACTCAAAAATGCGGTTTTGGCAAGCCATATTGGAAACCATTGAAATTGCACACGTAAATCCCAGATTATGGAACATATGTAATATTATAACACTCTCACTCGGCATGCTACATCCTGCCACATGATATGACTAGTTGACATACACACGACGCTATGTCATATCCTCACTCGTCAGCCGGGTTGGCGCTCGGCTCTAACAGCGAAGGAACATCAGATGAAGATCGACCCTACACTGCGCAACCTCGCGTTAATCAATATCGGCTGGGGCATTCTGGCCGTAATCATCGCCGTTGCCGTCGTTCGGTGATCGCCATGGCCATCCACTCAATCGACTATCTCAACGCCAGGCGGGCGCGAATGCCCGCAGGCGGCGGCTCAAACTACGCTCGGCCGGTCAATCCGGTCGATGTACGGGCACGCGATGCCGAAATGGATGCCGGCGAATTGCTGCAGGAGCAAGTGCGGCTTGTATTTGCCGATTTCCGGTCGTGGTTTGCCGAATCCACACGCGCGCTGCAGGCCGGTGACTTGGCCGATGGCGCTGACGCAATCCCGTTCTAACCGGGCCATGGCGGCCCACAACAGCGAAGGAAGGACTACAATGGCACATTTTTACGTTTCATGTCAGGGCTCGCGCGGTAGCGTGCACAGGCTCGGCGGCGCGGCGGGCGGCGTTCGCGCAACGCTCGCTTCCTATCAGGGATCGATCAGCGTCTACCTCTCTCACAAAAACGGCGTGGATTTTGTCAGGATCGAACGCGGATCATGGGGTGGTACAGGCGACAATGGCACGATCTACAACGGCCCCGTTAATCGCAAAATCAAGCCCGTTAAGGCCAAAAAGGGCCGCAAGCCATGATCCCGCTCAACCCGCGCGCAGCCGACGAAAAGACCGTCGCCGAGCGCAAATGGCAAGCCGGGCTCAAGCCCGCCAAGCCGCAAGAGCCGTGCGACATCGGCCTATTCAGCGACGATATGGATCAGGTCGAAATGTTCCAAGACCCAACCAATGGAGACTGACATGCAAGGCTTTCTTGGACTTCTGGGAACGCTCACCGTCATCGGTTTCATCGTGGCGCTTGACCAGTTCATCAAACGCTGGGACGGCCGTGTGCCCCTCCCGGGGGACTGGCTCATCCGCTGAAACGAGCGGGACGGCAGATTGGCGTCTGCCGTCCCCGTCACCGCGCGGCTCGCAACGGGCCAGCGAAGCCACCCAGGAGCGCACACGATGACAACCACCCAATACCTCGCCGCACTCAAAAAGCTATCCCTGACCCGCGCCAGCCACGCCACGGCGGATACGCTCGGCCTCTCCCTGCGCCAGTGCCAGCGCATTGCGGCCGGCGCCGACATCCCTAAGCCGGTGGCGCTGTTGCTACGGGCGCTGCTCGAGCTCGCCGCACACCGCGCCAGCGCGCCCTAGCGGCCTTGCGGGCGATCGCGGTGCGCTTCTCTGGAGTGGTCTTGAACATCCGCAGCATGGCGCCGCGCTTGCCGTTCCTGCTCGCCAGCACCGATTGAGCGGCTTTCATCGCCGCGCTGCCAAGCGGCTGAGCATGAACGCGAACCCGCGCCGTGTTTCGCGCCTCCCAATGCTGCCGCATGCGCTCCTCTGCAGCCGGATTAGGCTGCATCACGAACTGCACCGCGAAGCATTCCAGGTAGGCATCGAACAGCATCGGGCCGAGGTTCTTCGATCGCGACGGCCCCAGGTTCTTGTCCACATTGGTGATACCGAACATGCGCTCGATGTGCTGATTCGACAGATTGCGGTGGTTCTTCGCCGCAACCAGCGCCTCGATGAATTCGGCGTAGGTCGAGAACGTCACCGTCGGCCAGGCCCCGTTGCCGCCGCTCATTCGGCCGGCGCGCGGTTGAAACCACCGAGCTTCCATTGCTTGAAAAACTCAGCCAAGCGCTGCCGCATGGTCGCGCAATGTTCCTCGCTGTAGACCGGTTCCGGTATGGGCCGTGGCCGTAGCGAGACCGCCACATAGGAGCGCGTCATGCGCTCACACCACTCGACGATGCACGCCACCGTCGGCGGAAACTCGCGAAACCGCGCCAAGCCCGTGGTAGGATCGCAAAGTTCCTCGACTACGCCAAGCGGGTATTTTTCAAGGGTCTTTGCGATCGAAAGTGAATAGGCCCCAGGATTCGGCGGG